GGCGGCGGGCCCTTCACTGGCGCTTACGGGAACGGCACCTACTCCAACGTTGCCGAACTGTGGGGCGTCAAGGCTGTCATCACGACCGCAGTCGCGCAGGGCACCGTCCTTCTCGGTGGGTTCCAGGAGTGCGGGCAGGTCTTCCGCCGCGCCGGGATCACCCTTGACATGACCAACGCCAACAACAACGACTTTGAGACCGACTTGATCACTCTCAAGGCCGAAGAGCGCCTGGCCCTGGCCGTGTACCGCCCCGCTGGTTTCGGCAAGGTCACCCTCACCGTGTGACTACCCCAAGGGTGGCTGGCTGCAATGTCAGCCGCCCTTGCGCCGTCACCTACAACTTAGAAGGAGTGCATCATGGCTATTGATTTCGTATCTGATTACGAAGAGTTGACCGGCAAGAAGCGTGAGGATGCATTCGTCGTTGAGACGAAGGTTATCGCCGCGCCGGAGACACCCGAGGTTGAGCCGGTAACTGTCGCTGAGGTCAAGTAGTCATGGCGGATCTTGCTACTGTCGCGGATCTGAATAACTTCTCCCAGCTTGGCCTTGATAGTGGCGATACGTCGGCTGCGTATCTGTTGAAGGTCGCGTCTGGCATGATCCGCCGTTACCTTGAGCAGGACATCACAGTTACGGCCAACGATGTCGAGTACGCCGACCCGATCAACGGGCAGGTTGCGTTTCTTCGGCAACTCCCTGTCACGTCGGTTTCGCTGGTGGAAACCAGCACTGACGGCGGCGTGACATGGACGACCGTGGCGCCGGCCAACTATACGGTGTCCCGGAAGCAGGGCACCGTATCCGCTAAGCCGTGGACGGGGATCCAATGGGGCACCGATCCGGAGTCTTGGCGGATCACCTACACCCACGGTTACGCGACGATCCCGGATGAGCTGAACGGCGTGTGTTGCAGTATCGCCTCACGGTTCTACGCAACCCCGGCCGGGATTGACATGGAACGCACCGGGCAACGACAGGTGAAGTACAACCTGGAGTCTGCCGGGTTCGACCCGATGGAGCGGCTTGTGATTTCCAGCTTCCGTAACCCGAGGCTTGCCTGATGGGTAGGCCGCTGGGG